CGAGATCGAATTTCGTTGCTATAATTTCATTTAATGCAGATACGAGAAAATGCCCGGAACCGACTGCCGGATCACACAAACGAATAGAGTTTACTACATGATTCGCCTCTATTAGATTTGGAATATCTTTATTTTTTAAAGCGTCGTAGTTTGCACACGACCACCCGAAATGGGCATTAAATTTTTGCACGATAACATGGCGGATTGCTTCACGGCACATATACATTGTAATGGCTCCAGGTGTAAAAACTGAGCCGTCCCGGTGGCCATTGATTTTTTCAAAAATAAGCCCGAGAACCGATGCATTGATCAGTGTTTTCGCCCTTTCTTCAATGCCTTCTTCTCCTTCGCTGGCAAAATCATATGCATCGAGAAATTCCAATAAATAGCGTAATGTGGGCAGTCGCTTGTATCGCGGTTTATTATTTTCTTTCAGTACGGTTCCGGACCAAATTGGAAGCTCTTGATTTCCGAGATTGCTGATTCGAATTGTTGCCCCTTCCAATTGGTTAATCTCAAAAAGAGAACTGTTCAAATAGGGAACTTTGGAGTAACGGCTATTAATCGATGCGGTTCGGGTGTTGATTTTTCTAGCAAGCACTTTGAAAAATAAGTCGTTCAACTCGTCGTAATCGGAGATGTTCGTTGGATTCATAAAAGCGTATGCTTTATCGCCTTTATGATATTTTATCATTTGAGCTTCCAATAATTTCAGAAAAAGAATACGATTAATCCAATTAATTGAAAGTTCAAGTGCGATGTTAAATAGTTGCGATTTCCTATCAGTTCCATATGAGGCCAGATTTTCTACATAGTGTAAACAGTCTTCTGAGTCGAGCACATCGATTGTATTCTCGATAATTGAAGCCTCGTTACGTTCATTGGGATTTCTGCGGGTAATGATCCGTTTGCCTTTGTCGCCCACTTCTTCAAGCCCCATGATGTAAAGCAACTCGGAATAAAAATTTTTATTAAGCGAGTTACTGTCATTTTGGAATGGGAGCTTCAACAAATGGCTCGGGCTAAATATTTTATAGAGTTCAATCAGTTTCTTGTCCTTGTTCGTATCAAGATAATGTCGATAGTTTCGTAAGTCGAAATACGTGTAAGTTATTTTGTCTTTAACAGCCTCTATGTATTTTGATGCAATTTCTTTATAAAAGAAATCCGTTTTATTACTAGGCAATCTTCCCGCTGTAAAATCATCAAAATATTGACAGAGTTCTTTATTGTTAGCGAAAAATTTTTCAAACTCATGAGCATCAAATATAAAAAACTCGAAGATGCTGCTTACTACAAAGTATTTTAATTGAATATTCTTGTTTTCGATTCGTTCACGGAGATAATATAAAATGATTTCCTGTAACGCTTTTCGATTAATGTCGTTACGTGTAATCATTTCCTGCGAACCAGGCTTTTTAACCTCGAAAATTACTCCGATCGGAGCATCCGAATTGTTGCCTAAATGAATAACGCAATCAATGTGTCCAGTCGGAGCAATTTTGTAGCCGGGCGTGTAAAATGATTCCTTTAGGAAATCCATAATGTCGCCTTTTAATTTCTCTTCGACTTCATTTTCATTGATCTGCATAAAAAGATTGCGCAAACTCTTTTTGAAACGGTCGAATTCAATTTTCTCGATTTTAAGTTGGCGATAGGCTTTATTCAGCGATTGGGGAATTGTTAATTCAGGCATAATGTGTCAAAATTTATCGAAGATAATAAAAATATCATTTATTTTAAGCACATTATGCATATGTGAGAGCATTTATTCTTTAAAAATAGTTGATTAAATTCAAGCGGAACTGATATTCCAGAAGGGAGTGTTAATTTCTACACGAGATAATCCCCTGATAAACGACACATGTATAATAAGACCTCAATAGGATGAATTGACAATATTGCAGTATCACGGTAGTCGAGAGAACTTTAAAGAAAATTGCAGATGCCTAAACAAAAGTGACTATAATTTAAAGAAAATGATTATATTAGATGAGGGAATTTTTAATGAATTTATCGCAGATATAGTTTAAAGCTATTAAAAGCTATGTTATGATGACTTTCTTGATAATCCTTTTTGTTGTTATTGGTATCAGTTGTATCATAAGATATGCAACTGAGGGTACGTGTTCGGCATATACTATGCCGGAAGATTCTCGACCCGCGCCTGTGTTAAAGCCTTTATCTGAGAAGTCACTGGAAGAACTTCAGAGCGAATTGTCACAGGTAGAGATAGACCTTGAAATGCAAAAAATCAAATATCAGGGCGCTTGTTCTAATCCTTATGTTTGGTCTGTGACAAGAAACATGGTAAAACAAAATTTAGAAAATTATATAAGTCGGCGGCAGGAAATAATAGGAGAGATCAACAGAAGGAATAATAATTCCCGGTCAAACTCTGACTATATAATACAAGAGTAAATTCCGACAGACTAGCATTATAAATGAACTAAAGAACCTTTCAGAATAATTGATTATGAATAAATTTTTACTGTTGATAGCTTCCTCGTTATTGCTGTTCTCAGCAGTTGGTTGCAGTAGTGACAATGGTGGTGAAAAGCCGGACACTCCAGAGGTGCCCCCTCAATTGGGAGAGTTAGCCCCAATTAGTTTGAGCCATGAAGAATTGGTTTCGGAAAAAATCATTCCTGTTGTCTATTCTAATAAAATCAAAATTACAACAGTCGGTCATTTATCCATAACAAGCCAATTATCCGCAGCAGACGAAAGCAGGACGAAGATTATGCTTTATATTGTTCCGAATAGCGATGATACGAAGGGATATTTGGAAAGTTCGGTAAGTATAAACTATGATGAGACTTGTATCGGGACGTTTAAAGTGTATCAAGCCCGAAGGCGTTACAGTACGATGCCTGTTAACTGGAGTAAAGCGGTTGGTAAATTATCCAATCTACCAAAAGATGGTTTGGAGGCAACGAAATATGTTTATAATCTTGAAAAAACCACGAATGGCGCAGATTCTTATAAAAATTATCCCGCATTCGCATGGTGTATCGATATGAACTACGATCCTGAAAATAATATGGAATGGTATTTACCTGTATATGGCGAAAAAGCGTATGAGGATATTTACACCAGTGATTGGAACTCTCATCATAACTTTTGGTCGTCTTCCCTAAATACTCAGGGGTCAGCGGTTACAATACTCAAGTGGGTCAATAGCATACAACAAGCGACGTATGCCGCCAGGTTAAGTGAGTCTCACTATGTTGCAGCCGCCAGAGCTGCAAAATAGAGTCTTAATGACCTTGTATGTATTAAAATGATTTGATTATGAAAAGGCTTATTGTGCTATTTTCTGCTTTGATTGTAGCTTTAACATCCTGCTCTTCTGAGAAACAAGATTTGTATGAGAAGGCCGATTATTTCGTCAATAGCCTTTATACGGATTATGAAAGTTATGGTATTTTGGGCGGAGTAGATCATACAGAATACACAGAAAATAGATATTATAAAATCACACCAGTTGGTAGGTTGATTAATGTCAGGATCGAAAAAGATGCAGATAGTGAAGAGTATGAAAAGTTGGAAGCCGATTTAACGAGGCATTTCAAAAACGATCCTCGTGTGAATAAGGTTTATATCTGTAAGGCAGGAACTGTAATGATTGACTGTAGAAATTGAATTGCGGGTATTTTTAAATCGAAATAACCACCTTTGATTGCTAATTAAATCATAACAATTTATATGGCAAAGAATGAAGTTATCGCAGGAGACTATAAAGGATGTTCCGTCAAAATTAAAGATGGGGTCGCTGTAATTGGCGAATCTGGATTCTTAGGAAGGACTTTTAGAACCATCAATAAGAACTCTGTAGTGGAATACGAAGTTATTACTGAGGAGAACCGAAAAAGTGCGAAATCGGCCGTAGGCAGAGCTTTGGTTGGCAGCATATTATTGGGAGGCGTTGGATTACTAGCTGGTCTATCGGCAAAAAGCAAAGGAACATACACTATTGCGATACAGTTTAGACAGAATGATAAAGCACTAATCGAAGTCGATGACAAAATTTATAAAGCTATAATTAAAGAGTGTTTTTAATTGGTTGAAAATAAATGTAGTACTCTATGAAATTTTCCACCTACACTTGGCAATTATACAAACAGTCCGATCAAGGGAAAGCGGCTATAGCTGCATTTATGCCTGAATGCGAAGATGATTGTTACAACGTCTTCATAAAATACAATCCCGGTTTTACGGGAGACAAAGATACGTATACCGAATTACTCGAAACCGCCTATGTATGGGCGTCAGATTGGGAAATCGACTCACTGGAAGATGCAAAAGATGCGTTTACATTTATTGTGAATCACGGTTTACGGATGGAAGGCCAGGATGTGATCTTTCCCCAAGAATATGACTTTATTCTGCTGATTATTTCACCGCTATCATTCGGATTGTACAATAGCTCCAAATTCTTTATTCCCAATTTCTTTCAATACAATTTCTACGCTCTCAAAAAGTTGGTCGATTATTTCGAGCTGGAGTTGCCGGATTATCCCAAAAAGAGCGATTATCGCGCTCGGTGCATGTACTACTGGGAGCTTTGCGAGATGTTTTATAAGTTTCGGATGGATAACGATCTATCCCCGGAAGAGCTTTGCGCGTTCATTTATGACTTTGCTCCCAATGTGATCGGCGAACAGCCGATTGCAGAGTTGCCGGAGCCAACAAACGCGTGGTTTATCGGCGGAGTGTTGCAGAATGAAGATAAGGACCCGAATTACGTAAGTTCATGGCAAGCCAATTCGGAAACAAAACGAGGTGATATCTTGATACAATATGAAACGGCCCCAATAAGCGCGATTACCGCCATAAGAATTGCCACAACAGACGGAATTATAGACCCGTTCTTTCATTGGTATACGTGGGCGCATATGAGTCAATATACGGCAATCCCACCAATTACTTTGAAAGAATTAAGATCCGATCCATATTTTTCCACACACCCGCTCATTCGCAAAAGTTTTCAAGGGGTTAATGGTTGGCAGATAACCGGACAAGATTACAACGAGCTATTGCGGATAATTCGAGAGAAGGGCGGGAATGCCGACGCTTTGCCCCGATTATACGCCCCGCCAGCGCCCAAGACAAAAGATGTCAAAAAGGAGCGGGATGTAGAAACTGAATTACTGGAATACTACCTTGGAAAACTAGGATTTACTGAAGGCCGTGATTATCGCAGGCAATTACCGATCCATGCCGGGCGTGGACATCGAGTATTTCCCGATTATGCTTTGCACTACGATGAAACGCCGGATTACGAACGTGCACGGGTTCTGATTGAAGCTAAACTTGAAATGAAAAACAATGCTCAGATCGAAGCATGCTTCAAACAGGCATATTCCTATGCAAAATTACTGGAGTCGTCCGTGATCGTTCTCTGCGATAAAAACTGTTTGATGATCTACGAAAAGAAAGACAGCTTCGATCGTGACCGATACACGAAAATCTACTGGGGAGAACTTGAAAGCCCGGATAAGTTTAATGAGCTAAAAAACTTTTTAAAATAATTGATTATGAAAAAGATTTTACTGATGGTGGCTGCTGTCTGTTTGTTTGGATGCGCTTCGAAAGAAAAAAAAGCTTTAAAATTAATTGACAAAGAAATGTTTAGTACGCTTTATGATTATGATAGTTATCAACCAGTAGAAATAAAAATAGATAGCGCTTTCACATCCATTTATATGGATAGTACCATTAGAGTACACGCAGCAAAAATAATCGCAATACTATCTCTATTGGAGGAAAGTAAAAAAAACGTTGATGAAGCGTTAAGTACAGCCCAAATATGGCAGGATAGTTATTCAGCTTATGGTCGTCAAAAATTTTTAACTGCTAAAGAAAAAGCATCGAAATGTATTGAAGAAATGAAGGCATCCATAAAACTCTGGGGAGAGAGTAAGGATACAATTACAATACATGCAAAAGCCTTCAATCCCGAATTTCAAGGTTGGCAAGCAACTCACAAGTTTCGATGCAAAAGCAAAGGGGGAAGCAGTTTATTATCGACGCATATATATGTTTTTGACCCCAAAATGAAACAGATATTATACTCATACGACACAGAAGATGAAGACTTGACAAAAGCACACGATATTATTGACCAAGCTTTAGCTCAAACAGAGTGATTCTCATTTAGAATAATTACTTCTGATAATTATAAAGCCGAGGAATAATCCTCGGCTTTTTTTATGCAAAAATCAACGACTTTATTTATAATACTCCTTCCCCCGGATATTCTCGTGATCCGGGATGCTAGATTCTTGGTCTTTACAGAAAGGTTCAATATATCTTTTCAGATCACAGGGAGAATCAAACCGCCTTGTTTCTCCCTGTGCAGAAACCATAGCTATAAAATCGCCTGTCTTTTCGAAAAGATCGGTAATAGGAACATCCAGAGCGGTAGCGATTGCTTTCAATCTCTCAAGTGTAGGATTTCCAGAAAGGGATAACGACAAAGCTCCTTCGCTAATTCCAATTTTTGCCGCTAATTCCTTTGCTGTTGTTCCCCTTTCCTTTAGCAATTCTTTTACCCGTAACATATTTAGATATAATTAAAGTCATTCCGTAATGCAAATATATGATTAAATTTTGGTAAACCACAATAATCACAAGTAAAATTCAAGAAAAATAAAATTATTTATTGGTTTTATTTGGTTGTTAATTTCATAATACTTAAATTTGTATTGTGAAAGTTTTAGAAAACTAAAATTATAAACTAAAACCATACAACTATGAAAACCTACCTAGCAACAGCACACCTCGCAAAATGGGGTAATGCAGATGAAAGAAAAAACAACTTTTTGCAAAAGCACTTCACGAACAAACGTCGAGCCGCTGAATGGTTGCGCCGGGTAAAAGTGAAATTTTCAACAGGCAATCACACGGCTTTTTGTTCTTGGACTTCTATTGATGAATTAAAATAGTACGACTATGAAAGCTGTATTTAATGAAATGATTAACAGTGTTCGATATTACGACATTCACGGTGCAAGGTATATAGCGTTGGCCAAGTTCAAAGGCGGCTACTCAAAAGGCGATTTTTTTAATGTTTACACCGAAACAGGTAGAAAATACGGTTGTAAATACGACGGTGAAAGTATCGAAACAAGTATTGAAGCTCTTGAAGATGAACTATTGCCCGAAATCGGCGATACTGTTGAATACGATATTGAAGAGTATACCGACCAAACGCATACGGCCATTCATACGATTAGATGCACGGCAAAGGTGCTCGACGTTTTCGAGAACGGCGATATTCGTACCGATCGTGACGGTGTAAGAACCAGTAGTGAATACGAAGTAATAAAGAAAGGGGTTACAGATTTGCACCCCGTACCCCTTTCGAAAAAGTAATGATTCTTAATAAATTAAAAACCAATACTGCTATGACAAATGTACAAACAAATCTGAAGAATCCAATATGCCCATTGCCGAAAAGTTTACAGATTGGGTTAGACGACCAAGTTGTTATTAACGGGCAATGCGGTTGGGTAGACTTCATCGGGGTTGATACAATAGCCCTTATCACCTCTCAGAATGAGTTGATGTGTGTAAAGCTCGTCGAGATCAACGATGCAGAAGTGATCGGCCGATTTGAAGCCAATCAGTTATGTCGTGTCAATTTGGTAATTGATAAAAACCATACACGCTATGAATAACCTTCAAATCTTCAATAATCAGCAATTCGGTCAGATTCGGGTTGTTGAATTTCAAAATCAACCCTATTTCGCAGGTATAGATGTAGCTAACATCTTGGGGTACGAAAACCCGCAAAAGGCTCTGAGAGATCACATAGATGAAGATGATCGGACATTAATCCAATTATCTGACTTTCAAGAGGTGAACGAATCGTTGCCCCCTCACATGAGAGGCTCTAAGATAATGGTTATCAATGAATCCGGCGTTTACTCTCTCGTATTCGGTTCTAAATTACCATCAGCAAAACAGTTCAAACGTTGGGTGACAAGCGAGGTTTTACCCTCGGTTCGTAAACATGGGGCCTACCTGACCGATCAAAAAGTCGAAGAAGTACTGACCGACCCTGATACCCTGATTAAGCTTGCAACTCAGTTAAAGGCCGAACGAGCCGAAAAAGAGCGTCTGAAAGAGCAGCACCGATTAGCAGAAGAGCAAATCAAGCTCAGTCAGCCGAAAGTCGAGTATTACAATACCGTATTACAATCTGACAGTCTGATAGCAACCAATGTAATAGCCGATCAGTTGGGTTTAAGCGCTAAACGTTTAAATGAAATATTGCAGCAGAGACAAGTGATTTACAGGCAAAACGACACGTTCGTACTGTATGCTAAATACCGGGGCCTCGGTTACGAAGGGTACAGAACGCACACCTATATCAGTAACTCTACGGGCAAGCAGCACACCAAGCAGCATCTTTATTGGACTGAAAAAGGTAGAGAGTTCATACATGAATTTTTAAATGGCAAACAATCTAAAATCGTGTAACTATGAAAACTGCTCTTGCAATCTTTCTGACCAACGGCAATATAGTTATCACGGGTGTTAACATATTTAAAGTATTCGACAGTATATCACAAGCTGTCAACTACTGCAACGATAAGGGCATAAAAGCCCGAATGCTATAAACTTATAACCATGAAGCGAAAAATCATCAAAATATCAAAAGAACGGGCTATTGAGATCGCGATGAACACGAATGGCATCACTAGAGAAATAGCCGAAAAATACACGGACAGCGAACTGAAAGAAGTGCTGCGCCTTCTCAAACTGAAAGCTAACTTTTAAAACTTGCAACCATGAAAACAACCGATTTACGCGAGATCATGCGCCTCGCATGGCGAATGTTGAAAATTACGGGCCGGGCCTTCGATGAGTGCCTTCGCCGGGCATGGGCCAATTTCAAGCTAAGAAAGATGATGCAAAATAGAATTGTCGAGTTCTTCTACGTCAAGTCGAGTACCGGCGAACTTCGTCAGGCATTCGGCACGCTTCAAAGGTCTGTTATCGAAGACAAGATTAAAGGCTCTGAGCGCAAAGAAAACGAAATGTGCTTCACTTATTATGACTGCGAGCAAGAGGGGTTCAGGTCTTTCAAGCGGTTTAATCTGGTGAAGATCATGAATGCCTGAAATTTTCACACCGCACCGTCTCGTCATTTGCGGGCGGTGTGGTTGTCAAAAAATAATTCGTATTTTCAGTAAAAATATTTGTTTTATCACGTACCCACCTAAATCTTTGCACTATAACATGCGGGGTAGTGTAACGGTAACACGGCGGGTTAGTGTCCCAGCAGATCACAAGTTCGAATCTTGTCCCCGCTACAGAATCTAAAAATATCGTTATGAATGTATTGACACTCATCATTAAAAAGAAATGGCTCGACGAAATTCTGTCGGGCGAAAAAACAACAGAAGAACGCGAAATTCGCCCGAAGACGATCAAGAAATACGCGACAATAGTCGATCTCGCAACTGGCAAAAGTTATGACAACTACGACGATCTTTTCGCCGAGGTAAAGCCGAACGACAAGGGTTTTGACTTCGTGCCGCGCAAATACGACGCACTTCAGTTATATGCAGGTTATGAGACCGGCCGACCCGTCGTCCTCGTCGAAGTTAAAAGTGCAAGATGTATTCCTTTTTTCTATGAGGACGACAATTCGCCTGTATGGGACGAGTACAACGGCCAGAACGTACAGATGCTACACATCGAGTATCAGCTCGGTGATATTATCAGTAAAACCAATTGTTGAACCCTTTAAAATCATTGCTACACTAACACAGGTTACGGTGCAGGCCGCACAGACGGTGGCCAATTCATGAGTAGAGCAGACCGCCAGAAAGGTCTGAACAAAGTCTTTGGGGCAAAATAATGACCCCAATAGACCACGCAAACGAAGTGATTAGCCTTGTCCGCCAAAAAACGGACAGGGCGATCCTTTTTTATTCGTGTGGCAAAGATTCAGAGGTGCTATTAGACCTTATGGCCCCTCATTTCAAAGAGATCGTATGCGTGTTTATGTACTTCGTGAAGGGGTTAGACCACATAGACAACTATCTTCAAACCGCAAAATCGAGGTACACCAATATTAAGATAATGCAAGTGCCCCACTGGAATTTATCAAGGGCGCTTCGAATTGGGCATTTCTGCGTCGCAAACACTCAGGTAAAAATAAAAAATCTCAAAGATATTGACGATCTCGTGCGCTTCAATACAGGTATAGACTACACATTCTACGGCATGAAGCAAGCCGACGGACTTCATCGACGACTGATGCTTCGAGGCTATGAAAATGAAGCGATAAGCAACACCAATAAGGTATATCCTCTTTCTCAATGGAAAAAAGCTGATGTATTAGCGTACATCAAGACACGTAGACTGCCAGAGCCTATAAGTTATACCAAGGAGGCTGGGAATGGGCTATGGTTTGATGCTAAATGTTTTTCATACCTACGCACACACTACCCCCAAGACCTTGAGAAGATATATTCCGTATTCCCATTATCTAGAAACATACTCTTGAAATATGACGAAGAAAAACGAATACAAGCAGAGCGAGACGATAGTAATTAAACGCTCGCAGATAAACTTTGCACCGTACAACCCCCGCAAAGAAGACCCCAGCGTAATCAAGAAGCTCAAGAAGAACTTTAAAGCCGTCGGATATTTGGGAGGTATTGTGTGGAATAAGCGATCATCCTTTCTTGTGTCCGGGCATAAGCGCGTACAGACACTTGATATTATGAATGAGTACGACGGATCGCCTGAAAAAGACTACGACATCAAGGTAGAATCTGTTGATCTGGACGACAAGACCGAACGCGAGCAGAACATCTTCATGAACTCACCATCGGCTATGGGTGAATTCGATATGGAGAAGATGAAAATACTCGTACCTGAAATAGACTATCTATCAGCAGGGCTTTCTGAAGCTGATATGAACATCTTCGGTATATCCATACTCCAAGAAGAGGTTAATTCGGGACTTATATCCGTGGTGGACGACTTCGCAGAGCTTCAGCGACCAATGCAGGAGCGCAAGGACGCGGTAAAAGAGATGAAGGCGCAAATAAGACAGCAGGCGGAACAAAATGTAGAGGAAATAGAATCATTCGCGATGATTCAATTCAAATCATATAGAGCAAAGTCATCCTTTATGCTTCGTTTTGGCTTTCAGGCAGACGATAAGGTTATTCCCGGCGAGCAGTTCGCAGATATGATCGAACGTGTGGAGTAGGCTTAACACATTGGACAGTATAAAAAATGAAAGGGAGGGATAAAAAACCGGCGTTGGAGATATTTGAGCAGGTTGCCAATGCGTGTGGCGGCGTGTTATCCGAGATCGCCGCCAACCTGAATGTATCGAGGGCGACGGTCTATAATTGGTGTAAGAGCGACGAGGGTTTCGCAGAGGCATTCGAAGATTCCCGCGAGCGGTTTATAGATCTCGCCGAGAGCAACCTCCGAAAGCTTGTGGCTGGCGTTCCAAATATTATCACAGACGAGAATGGGAACAAGGTGTTCGATGGATGGAAAGAACGCCCATCCGAGACGTCAATCATATTCACCCTTAAAACGAGGGGGAAAAAGCGCGGATACGTGGAACGCCAAGAGGTGGATGCTAATGTAAACATGAAGGGTTCCATCGATATCAAAGAATGGGTAAAGGATAGGTTGAAGAAAAAATGATCGAACCGCAGGATGCATATCTTCCCTTGTATGAAGATACCGAGCATTTCATCATCTTGATTACAGGAGGACGAGGTAGCGGAAAATCTTTCAACGCAGGCGCATTTGTCGAGCGCCTGACATTCGAAGAGGGACATGTTATCCTGTTTTGTCGCTATACCATGACTTCAGCGGCGGTATCGATTATCCCCGAATTTGTCGAGAAAATCGAAGCGGATGGTACAGGGGAATTCTTTCACATGACAAAGACTGACGTTGAAAATGTGATCTCCGGAAGTAAGGTTTTGTTCCGGGGTATCAAAACCTCCTCTGGTAATCAGACCGCAAAACTGAAATCTATTCAGGGTATCACGACGTTCGTGTGCGATGAAGCGGAAGAATGGACGAGTGAAGCCGATTTCGATAAGTTAGTGCTTTCGATTCGCCAAAAGAATATTCAAAACCGGGTTATCATTATTATGAACCCTACGGATTCGAACCATTTCATCTACAAGAAATACATCGAGAAAAACAATAAAACGGTCCAGATCGATGGCGTGGACGTTCAGATCAGCACTCACCCTAACGTTTTGCACATCCATACGTCTTATTTTGACAATGTCGAGAATCTAAGTGACGAATTTATTCGGGAAATCGAACGCATGAAGATTGAAAATCCGGACAAGTATGCACATGTGGTAATCGGCCGCTGGGTGGATGTAGCGGAAGGGGCGATTTTCAAAAAGATCAATCAGATTAAGGAGTTCCCGGCATGGTGCGAAAAAGTTGCCCTGGGGCAGGATTTCGGATACTCTAACGATCCGACCGCCATTGTAAAATGCGGAGTGATTGGCAATGCTTTATATATTGACGAGATATGCTATAAAACCCATATGCTGACAAAAGATATTATTTCAGAGTTGAAACCTTATAACGATCTGAAAGTAATGTCCGAATCGGCAGATCCTCGATTAATTGACGAGATAAGCAATGCCGGAATCAAGATATACCCGGTCGATAAAGGCAGTGGGTCTATCATTGCCGGTATTGAAAAGATGCTTGAAATGGACATATACGTAACCGAGCGATCCTACAATATGTTGATGGAGTTTAGAAACTACGTTTGGGATAAAGATAAAGATGGAAGGCCGGTCAATCAACCGGCAGACGGGCTGGCTGACCATCTTATCGATGCAGTGCGCTACTATATATTGGGGATGATCCTCGGAAAAGTCCGGCAAGTAAAGAATTACGAAGGATATTTTTAAGCCATGAAAACATTAGAGGAAATATTTGCATTACAAACAGAGGCGGAGAAGATATTTTATCTGAAGCACCGGCGCACGCCTTCGCCTGATGTAGATTCCTTGTACAAGGACTGGAATCCCGACCTCCACGAGGTGATGGATGAGAATATCCGTCCCGATAGTAAAGTGATTGCCGAAGAAGCCAAGCATGACCCCATAACGGGCAAAGATATTCCGGCTCGGTATAAGAAGGACGATATCAATCCGACTAACCGGATTATGCTTCCTTTGGAACAGGACATTACAAACATTCATACCGCTTGGACAGTAGGAAATGACCCGAAAGTAAATTGCAAACCAAACAACGACCAAGAACAGGAGCTATTGTCCGTTATCAATAGTGTTTGCAGAAAGAATAAGATGCGCTACAATAATAAGCGTATTGTTCGCTCTTGGTTGTCCGAAACCGAAGTTGCCGAGTATTGGTATGTCGTCAAGGGTGATAGTTTTTGGCGCAAAATCCTCGCTCAGGTGAAAAGTATGCTCGGACACGGTCACATGCCGCAGTATAAACTCCGTTGTGCCATTTGGTCGCCGTTTCGGGGAGATAAGTTATATCCGTTTTTCGATGAAAAGGGCGATTATCTCGCTTTGAGCCGGGAGTACCGGATAAAAGACATCGACGGTACGGAGACGATTTATTTTATGACCGTCACCGATCAAAAAGTGTATAAATGGAAGATGGAGTCCGATTGGGTAAAAGTCAGCGAATTTAGACACAACTTTGAGAAGAACCCGACGATTTACTCCTGGCGGCCTCAGTCGTTGTGCCACAACATTAAACCGATCCGAGAGAGATTGGAACGGTTGATGTCGAATTTCGCTGATTGTATCGACCGCTGCTTCTTTCCGTATCTGATCCTTGAAGGCGATATACAGGGAACGCCGCAGCAGTCAGGCAAAAACAGGCTTATCAAAGTCACCAACAACGGTAAGGTATATTATCTCAATTGGGATCAATCAAGCGATGCCGTGCGGTTGGAGCTGGACGGTCTATGGAATAAAGCCTATCAGCTCACCAACACGCCGCAACTCTCTCTGGAATCGCTTAAAGGTCTTGGAGAGGTCCCCTCCGGGAAAGCGTTTCAATTTCTGTTTATGGGGACGAATCTCGCTGTCGATAATCACGCGGAGGTAATCGGCGAACATATTCAGCGACGGTATAATTTCCTCGCATCTGCTGTGGGGTCGCTCAATGCAGAATACCTCAAGGCTTCTCAAACCATAGACATTGAGACGGAAATACAGCCGTTTTCCATTGATGATTTAGCCGAGAAGATCAAGAACGCTTCAGATGCTTGCGGAAAGCCGGTAGCATCCCTTAAAACCGGTGTAATGATGGCTGGACTGGTTGACAACTACAAAGATGAAATCGAGCAGATCGCAGAAGAAGAGAAAAACGGTACGATTGAGAATAAAGATCAAAAATAACAGCAAAAATATTTGGATATACACGTACCCGCCCCAATATTTGCATTGAGTTATGGCTGTTCTATCGAAACGACGGGAACATCCGGATTCGAGATGAAAGAACGGAATGTAAAAATAGCTATACTGCACGAAATCCGGTGCAAAAAGTGCGGGCGAAAACTCGCTGAAATGCAAGGAGTAGTACAGATAAAGTGTCCCAAATGTGGACACTTAGCCACATACCGGATTTAAAATAACGATTTACAGAGTGCCACCGAGCGCCAATTTCCTTACGGGGAGGTTGGCGCTTTTTATTTCAATCGAAAATTATGAAAGAAAAACTTTTGGCATTGCTCAAAACCAAATTCCAGGGGGTTGACGATGCGATCCTCGACCGAATCGCAACGAAGAAGGCAGAGGGTGTGACGGACGAAGCACAGTTACCTGCCGTTATGGAGGGGATCGGGTTTCAGGACGTGTTGACAAGCTACGGCGATTTCCGTGCCGGGGATGCTTCAGTTAAAGCCGTAAGCAATTATGAAAAGAAGCATAACATAAAGGACGGAAAGCCTATTGGGCAACCTGCCACCGGGGACGGGCAGATAAATAACGAACCCGCAAAGCCTTTCGATGCCGAGGCACTTAAAGCCGATATGCTAAAGGCGCTCCGTGAGGAGATGGCTGCTGCAGCCCAACAGGAACAGCAGAAGGTGCAACGAGCCGCTGCCATCGCATCGAAAGCTAAAGAGTTCGGAATTCCCGAAAAATTCGCTGCCAAATTCAACATCGCTCAGGGCGTCGATCTCGACGAGTATTTCAAAAGCGTGAAACAGGAGATGGCAGACGCCGGTTTCGAGTTTTCCGAACCGCCCGCACAGGGCGGCGGTATGACCGACAATGGAAATGATATCGCCAAACTGATCAACACGGGCACAGAACAGATTGTTAAATCTCAAAACAAGTAAAAATGCCAGCAGGATTTAAGTATGACCTGAACTCGATGGATGTGCTGAAAGAACTGTGCCGGTTCGACACGGTTTACCGTCTGTCCGGAGGCTTCAACTTCGAGGACGCGAATGTGCCCGCAGGGACGAAGCTCATGCCGCTCGCGCCGCTGTATGTCGATTTTAAGACACGCAAGGCTGTAGCGGTGAAAAATGTTAAAGTGCTCGAGAAAGTTACTACCGGAACCAAGATCAAAATTGCCAAAGGATCGCTCGCTTATGTGGGTATGCACCTGGGGGACGGAACAAATGGCGCTACGGTATCGAGCATCAGTACTTCCAATGCCAATTATGACGAACTCACTATGAGTGCGGCCCTCGCAGCAGAAAAGGACGCTATCCTTTTCGAAGCTTCCACGGTTGCAGGTACGACACCGAAAAAGACGGCAAACTTCCTCAATTATGCCGTTACCAAAGCCGAAAGCGGCGCTACGGTGA